CAATGAACTTACCTTCTGGTCTAGTATTTTTCCTAGATTTCCAATACGGACAAGATAAAGAAATTAACTTTGGTCCTGCTGGAGACGTATATTCAAGCCCAGCTTCTATGTACGGTAATACAGATCCAGGTGCTAACCTAGACCCATCAGGTGGTCTTTATGGTGCTGGTAGATTTGGATATTCTGTTAACCAATTCTCATCTTCAGTAGATATGACTGTTGCTACATCTTCATGGTCAGATTTAGACTATGATGCAGAATTATCTGCTTCTTTAGCAACATTTACTACAGTAACTTTACCAGCTGTTTCATCTTCTGCATTAGCTTTAGACACAAAAGGTGTTAGAGCAATGTTTTTAGCATCAGGTTCAACTGCAGATTATTTTTATCAGCCATCTGTTGATGCTTTAAGACCTCAATACACAAACGTAGCCGCTAATGGAGATGTTAAGTTTGTATTTAAGGGAGCAGTTAACAGTCTTAATATTCCTCAAGCAGGGAAAAATGTATTGTTTTATAACGTACAACCAACTGCTGCTACAAGAGGTGATTTCGAAGATGCTGCAGGTCAAGGTAGACCAAATGCTGAATCTGCTGCAGGTGATGCATTAGCAATTCCTTCAATCGATGTAAAAATGAAATCAGAAGCAATTGTTGCTAAAACTAGAAAGTTAAAAGCACAATGGACTCCTGAATTCGCTCAAGATTTAAATGCATATCAAGCACTAGATGCTGAAGCAGAATTAACATCTATTATGAGTGAGTACATTTCATTAGAAATTGATCTTGAAATCCTTGATATGTTAATCCAAGATGCATCAGCTGCTGATGAGTACTGGAGTGCTGTATCAAACAAAAATCTAAATGCTGCAAGAACTGGATGGGTTGAATCAGCTGCAGGTGCAGGTGGATTCTACAACACACAAGGACAATGGTTCCAAACATTAGGAACTAAATTACAGAAAGTATCTAACAAGATTCACCAGAAAACTCTTAGAGGTGGTGCAAACTTTATGATTATTTCTCCTTCAGTTGCTACTATCATTGAATCAATCCCAGGATTTGCTTCAAGTGCTGATGGTGATGCATCAAAAGGAAAATTTGCTTTCGGTATCCAGAAAATGGGTCAAATGAATAGTAGATATGAAGTATACAAAAACCCTTATATGACTGAAAACGTTATATTAATGGGATATAGAGGTTCTCAGTTCTTAGAAACTGGTGCTGTATTTGCTCCATACATTCCATTGATCATGACTCCACTAGTATACGATCCAGACACTTTCACACCAAGAAAAGGTCTATTAACGAGATATGCTAAGAAGATGATCAGACCAGAATTTTACGGAAGAGTATTTGTTAACGACTTAGCGTCAGTTTAATAAACACTTAACATAAATTCAAAATTAGACCTGGCTTTTTAGTCAGGTCTTTTTTTATTTTACTTTATCTTCTAATATTTATAACAAAATCCAACAATGGCTGATCTTACTGTAACTGTAAAAGAAGAAATTTTATTGCCAAATAATAATTTTCAATCTACGAATAATATAACTGTTATTAAAAATGTTAATCAAGTAGTTAGAAGAATAGATACTATTGCTACTACATTTAGTGGTTCTGGTGTAGAAATTCTTAAATTTGTAGATTCTGAACCTCAACAAGTAGCAGGTTCGTTTGTTAAACAAGATACAAAATATATTAGGATAACACACATATCAGGTTCAAACCCAGTTGAATTATATATTCAAAAAACCAATGAAGAAAGTGTTTTATTTGAATTAGAACCAAAAAAGACATTCATGTTAGGAAATGCAGAATTTAATGCATCACAAGCAGGAGATTATGTAGACGATGGTTACGTAGATGAAACATATTATTCATCATTTATTAACTTTGATACAATAAAAGCAAAAGCATCAGGATCAAATGCTCAATTAGAGTACTTTGTTGCTTCCTCATAATATTTATAAATAAAACACAATGGCATTAACTTACAGATCAGTAAAAGGTTCGGCACTAACAATAGCTGAATTAGACGGAAATTTTGAACATTTTACAGGTTCACACGCTGTAAACGGAGACTTAACTATAACAGGATCACTTTCAGTTTTAAGCGTTAGTGGATCTAACCCTCCACCAAAGTTTGATATAGATTTCCTTAAAATGGAAATTACTGGTGGTTTAGATATATCTAGAGATTTAATAGTTAGAGATGATTTAGATGTAAAAGACGAAACAACCTTAGATAAACAAGTAGCAATTGGATATCGAGGAAATGAAAACTTATTTAATGGGTATACTTTATCGGTATCCCAATCCACAGATACAGGTGCAGTTTTAGTTGAAGGTGCAACATTCATATCAGGTTCACTTACAATTACGGGTAGTTCAGTAATATTTAGAAATTTATCTACTACAGAACCAACAGTATCAGGTTCATTATGGATATCAGGTAGCAGTGTAGCTCACCCAAATTCAGGATATTTAATGATATTTAACCCTTAAGATTAAAATAACATATTTAAACTAAGGGGTTTTCTAATGGGGAATCCCTTTTTTAATATTTATAACAAAACGCTATGAACATTCCAATTTGGACAGGTACATCTTCATTCGCCCCAGGCCAAACACCTTTTGGATTTTATGACAACCAAACAGATTTTCAAATAGATTCTAATAAGGTAGCTAATTTTTGTGCTCAAAGATTAGGTTATCCTTTAGCAGATGTAGAATTACAATCAGGTTCTTTCTTTACAGCATTTGAAGAAGCAGTTACAACATACGGAAATGAAATGTATGCATATAAAGTAAGAGAAAATTATTTATCTCTAGAAGGATCTACTTCAAATACAACTTCAAACGAAAAGCTTATTGAACCCAATATGGCTGGGATTGTTAGAATAACTGAACAATATGGTGAAGAAGCAGGTGTAGGAGGTAATGTCACATGGTATAAAGGATTTCTACCTTTAAAAAGTGGACAACAAGATTATGATATGAATGCTTGGGCTCAAGCAAGTGCAAGTTTAGAAAGTGGAGATTCAATAGAACTCAAAAGAATATTTTACGAAGCACCCCCTGCAATAACAAGATATTTTGACCCCTATGCAGGTACAGGTACTGGTATGATTGATTTAATGGATTCATTTGGTTGGGGAAGTTATTCACCTGCTATCAATTTTTTAATGATGCCTTTAAATTACGATATGCAAGTAATACAGGCAATTGAATTAAATGATACTATTAGAAGATCAAATTATACATTTGAATTAGTAAATAACAGGTTAAGAGTATTCCCAATACCGTCTACTGGAGGCAATTACACAAATAGTAGCTCAGGAACAGGACATTGTGGTAATTTAATATTTGAATATATTAAAAAATCAGAAAGACAAAACCCATATGTAGATGGATTTGATAAAGTAACTAATGTATCTGAAGTACCTTTTGATAATCCAAATTATAATATTATAAATTCTATAGGTAGACAATGGATATTTGAATACACTTTAGCATTATGTAAAGAAATGTTAGGTTATATTAGAGGAAAATATGGTACTGTTCCTATACCAGATGGTAATGTAACATTAAACCAATCAGACTTATTATCAGCTGCTACAGCAGAAAAAAATGCATTAATAGAAAGATTAAGAGCTTATTTAGATGAAACATCTAGAGATAAATTATTAGAAAGAAGATCGTTAGAAGGAGATTATTTAGAAAAGGAATTAAATAAAGTTCCTTACACAATATACATAGCATAATATGGCTTTATACGGGAGTCAAAGAGATATAAGCCTATTTAGGCATGTGAATCGGGAATTAATAGGTAATGTTATATCTCAGGAATGTGCTTATTATAAATTTAAATTAGATGAAACTAATGTAAACCTTTATGGTGAATCTTCGGGAGCTAAATACTATTATCCACCCGTATTATTAAGTTGTTTAATTGATAATCAACCACAATCTTACCCAGATGATGAGTATGGTGTCCGTTACTATAGAAATGTTGATTTTAAATTTCTTAGAGATGATTTATTACAAAGAAATCTTGATTTTAATAAAGATTATGATCAAGCAGATTACTTTGGAGCAGATTTAGAACCTGAAGTAGGTGATATAATAATGTACTATGGAGGTTATTATGAGGTAGATGATGTTATTGCTAATCAATTCTTTATGGGTAAAGATCCTAGATATGGATATGAAAAAAATCCAATTAACCCAGGATTAGAAGGTTTTGGTAGCAATATGTCTATTATATGTAAAGCACATTACAGCCCAGTTAATAAATTACAAATTGAAAAAGGAGGAATAAATGGCTGAAAAATATAGAAGACCTACACCTAAATCACAAAGAGAACTATCTGAAGGATTACAAACCCCCTATGATGCTAAAATGGGTAACCCTAATGATGCAGCTAATAATAAACAGTTCCCACCTGAAAATGAAGCTAATATTCCTTTTAATAGGTCTAACCAAATGTCATTTAGAAATGATACTACAAAACCTTTTTCAGTAGGATTAAAAGACATCGATGAATCTATAATGTATTATTTTGATAATGTTATTAAACCAACAGTAATACAAAATGGAGAACGTATTCCTGTTCCTATAATATATGGTTCACCTGAAAGATGGAAATCAGTTCAAAAAGATACATATTTAAGAGATAAAAAAGGTGCTTTAATGATGCCTATAATAGTATTTAAAAGAGATAATTTAGAAAAAAATAGATCTTTAGCAAATAAATTAGATGCTAATATGCCTAATTTATATACATCATGGCAAAAATCTTACAATGTTAAAAATATGTATAGTAATTTTGGAGTTTTAAATAATAGAATTCCTACTAAACAATACACAGCTAATGTAGTACCTGATTATGTTAATTTAACTTACAGTTGTATTATACAAACTTATTATGTAGAACAACTTAATAAAATAATAGAAGCAATAAATTATGCCTCTGATTCTTATTGGGGTAACCCAGAAAGATTTAAATTTAAAGCCTTAATAGATAGCTTTGCTACCGTAACAGAGTTACAACAAAGCCAAGAAAGATTAGTAAAAGGCACGTTTTCATTAAAAATGCATGGTTACATTATACCTGAAACAATACAAAAAGATCTTAACTCGGTTAAGAAATATAATAGTAAATCTAAAATAATATTTTCAATGGAAACAGATTCAAACCCAGAAAGATACGAAGCAAACCCTACATCAACTCCTGATGGAAGAACAAGAGAAAATATAGATGGAGAAGTTTTAAATTCTCAAATAAAAGATGCTAATAATTAATTAGTTTCTTATATTTATAAACAGTAAATAAGATATTCTATGGCTTCAAATGTAAGATTTCTTGATCAAGTTCCCGTTAGTGCGTATGGTAGCAACTCATCATTAGCTAATACAGGTTCTTTTATGATTACTGGTTCCGATTCGGGTAGTAAATTAACCTTTACTAAAGGAGATGGTACTACTTTTGATTTATTTGTAACTGCTAGTTCAGACGTAATTGCAAACCCCGGAGGATCTGGGACAGCTTTAACTACTATTTCTATTGATAGCGCAGTTTATACAATTAGTGGTGCTGATGCTTCAATCACAGGTTCATCTTTAATAACAGGTTCAGTTTCTGATAATACTTTAACTTTTACTAAAGGAGATGGCACTACATTTGCTTTAACCGTAGATACAGGTTCTGGTGGTTCTAGTGATGGTATATTTTCTTCAACAGGTTCATATCAATCTACAACTAATACATTAGTTGTAACAGGTAGTACTTTAGAGCCCTCACCATATAACCCTTCATACCCAGACTCAAATCTTACATCATCTCAAGGGGCAAATAAATATGCAATGGTAGTAAGTGAATCTGTTTATCATTATAACAGTAATGTGGGTGTACCTACTTCTAAAGCATGGAAAACAGATTTAGGTGGTTCCTATTTTGATAGATTTGACCATAATACAGATACCTCAGAAATACTTAGATTTGTAGCAGGATTACTTAGTTCTTCTGCACCTGATGCTTCCCCCAATACTAAAATATTTAATAGTATAACTACAAACTATAGTGGTCAAGGTTCAACATCAAAAGATGCATTATTTAATGGTATATTAGGTTCAAGTTATGAAAGTGGTAGGCTTTCTATAAATTGGACTTCTTCAGAATTTATAGATTATTCAAAAACTTCATCTTATAAAGAAGCCCAAGATTATTTTCTTTTAAAAGGATTTATGACTTCGGGTGAAAAGGGGAGTTTTGGAAATGACACAGGAACAAATCCTTTCAATGGAAGTTATGGTACAAATATTCCTACTTCAAATATAATTTCTAGTTTTTCTGGATTAAGTTTTACAGCTACTTCTGTGGCTGCAGGAAGTACTTTAGTAAGTTCATCAGTTGATACTCAACTATTTGGGTTAGGAGAATTAAATAGTGGAGCTGCCATAGAATTTGCAGTTCAAGTTATAGCTTCTCAATCTTTTAGTGATAATTCTAGTGTTACAACCCCTGACCAAAGTTCAAATACATTTTTTACATCTTCATTTTCTGATTTTTCATTAACATCTTTTACTACTGCTAATGGGTTAACTTTAGGTAAAATTATCCCAAGTAATGCTTCCATCCAACCAGCATATCAAGATGGTAAATTTTCATCCGTAGCAGGAACTATTTCAGGAAGATATGCACATGCTGGATCTACAAATAGTAATATTATATCTTCTAGTGGATATTATAGAATGCATGGGGTTAAAACTGGAATTAAAACAGGTTCTCAAGCAGATTATAATTATAAAAATGGAAGTGATTCTAGTACTAGTGTTAAGTTTTATATGGCTAGCCCATACAATAGTGGATATTTAGGTTCAGAAGGAATAAATGCAGATATTACATTAACACCCCCACCAGTAACAGCTTCAAATAATATAGAAGATATTTCATTTAGTGCTACATCTCGTTCTTTATCAGGAGCTCCTTATTTAAGGGATATATCATATGCTTATAGAATTACTTCTGAAGTATCTAAAAGTTTTGATCCTGCATATGGTAGTACATCTATTATTTTAGAAAATGGTCAATCTGGGTGGAATAGTATGGGAACTCCAAATTTTACACCAACTCAAGTTTCTGTAACAAATCAGGGAGTTCAAACTACAGGAGGAAATAGTGGTGTGTTATCTGCAGATAAAAACACTCAAAGAAGTACTAATGATATCCCTCATAAAGATGATATAGCATTTTTATCATCTTCATTTAATTTAAACTCTAATATTTCTTCTAATATAATACAAGGAAATACAACTCCTACATATCCAACTTTAACTTTTACTACAACAGGAAAAAATTGGAAAGGTAGTACTATTAATCCTTCTAATTTAACTAGGGATTTCTTTAGTTCTACTAGGTTTGATCAACCTACAGATAGTGGTAGTATGTTTATATACGACCAAGACCAAGACTATGATGGGGCTGATACTTTAACAGGTAAAACAGAATCATTTGCTGGAGAAAATTATAGAGTACAAATAACTGATAATTTACTATCTGCATCTTATAATGATGTAGACCATTTTAACACATCATCTTATAATGTATACAATTTAGGAGATTTAGATTTACAAGTTAAAGGATATCCAAGTGGTTTATCTAATGGTTATTTAGCAAGACCAGGGGGAACTTATGGTTATTGGATAACTGATCCTGATTCAACTAAAGATTATAAATTTTATGCTAGAATATTTGAATTACCAAGTGGAACATCTAAAAGAGGAACTTTATCTGTAGATGTAGGAAATAATAATTTAGTAAACTGGAATTCAAATTCATCAGGAATAGGTTTATCTGTATTATATCTTTCATCAATAAAAGGGCAACAAATTGCACCTGCACCATCTCCTTTAACAAGACCTTTATTATTTGATTTTACTAATATATCATCAACTGTAATAGAAAATGATATAAGTCAAGATAATTTTAAAAATCCATTTCCTTCCCCAATAGATTTAAGAGGAATTAGTGGAGGTAATATTTCTGGTGATATTTATACTCAGGTATTATTAGATAACCAAAGTGCGGTGCTTGATCCCACCTATAATAGTTTTGTAGTATTAATTAGATATAAAGGAGATATAGCTCCTATAAGAAAGATTGAAGTAAACTATACATAAAAAAATTAAAAATTAAAAACAAAAAAAAATGGCAACTTTTTCATCAGCATCAAAATCAAATAGGTTACTCCAAAGTAAAAGATATACTTTGGCTGACTTTGATTCCCAAGAAGCTTATACACGAGTCTTAGACTTAAATTCTTCTGAAATATATACAAAACAAGATTCATTACCTGGTACTAGTGCTACACTACCATACTCAGGAAGTACACAAGATAATTCTTTAATTACATCTGGTAGTGGAGGCGATGAAACTAATATAGCAAGATACTACTATAGAATAGAATTATCCCCCACATCAGTAGTAACAGGTGGTAAATATTTAACTTGGTTTGCTGTATCAGGTAGTTCTGGAACTGAAGTAGGATATGACTTCCCAGTATCTCCTCAAGTAATCCAAGCTACTCAAATGACTAATTGGATTTCTAATAAGTATATTCAAGCTGCAGACGCTGCTAACCTTGCCGAAACTCCAGGTGTTGATCCAGGTTCACCAGGATATAATGTTTACCTAAGAAAAGGAAATAATGCAGCTGAAGAAGATAATAAAATAGCTGATAATGATGTAGTATTTGATTACAAAACAGGTATTTTACAGTGGATGAATGCTACTAATGCTCCATCTTCTGCTACAGCTACAAATAATAGAATTTACCTTTCAGGTTACCAATATGAAGGACAAACACTAGACCAATTTGTTGCTTCTGGTTCTGGTGCAAGCGTTGGTGGAATATTTGTAGAAACTGGTTCAATCTTTTCTACAACAAATGACTTAGAAGTAACAGGTTCATTTACTGTATCTGGATCTATAACAGCTTCACATGATATTACTATAGAAGGAGACATTACAGCTAGTAATGTTACATTTGATACTGCCTCTATAGATTTTCTATCAGTTGGAACTATAATATCTTCTTCAACAATCATAACCTCAGGATCTAACCAATTTGGAGATGGAACAGAAGATACTCAAACTTTATTAGGTACTGTTAAAATATCAGGGTCTGCCAACGTAACAGGATCATTTCAAGTTAGTGGTTCTACACTATTAAGTGGATCTGTAGACATTTCAGATACTCTTTCACTTCCAGGAATGTCAGATGTATCAGCGTCTATAAGCGCTTTACAACAAGAAGAAGGTGGGATATTTGTTGCAACGGGTTCAATTCAAGCAACTACTAATACAGTAGAAATAACAGGAAGTACATTATCGTCTACTCCTATTGCATCTGGAACAAACCCAACATCAACAGAACCATCAAGTAAGTATGCTTTATTAACTAGCCAATCAGCATGGCATTTCAACCATAATGTAGGTGTACCTTCTTCAAATGCTTGGGGATCAAGTGGATTAGGTGGTTCATATTTTGAAAACTTTGATCATAACTCAGATGTTTCCGAAGTATTACGATTTGTAGCCGGGCTATTAAGTGCATCAGCACCTAATGCTATACCAAATTCCAGAACTTATGGTGCTCTTTCACAATCTGCAGTAACTGATAATACCGCAGGATCTAAACCAAGTGGAAATGTACCACAAGGATCTACAAACCCAGTTATTACTTATTTTAACTCAAAGGGATTTGTACAAGAAGGGAGCCAATTATTTTATAACGTTAGTGCAAGTTTAAAAAGTGAATATAATCGTACTAAAACTTATGGATCTAATCCTGCGGGATCAACTGATGTAACTTCATCATTAACCCCAGCAGCTGAATTATTTGGATTAGGAACAATTGGATTACCTGTAACTATTACAAGTTCAGCTACGTTTGTATATTCCGATAATTCAGATTCAACAGCAACAACCTTTCAATCATCATCTCATGCTTCAGTTGTCCAAACAGGAACTGGGGGATCTATTATTAAAATAGGCAATATCCAAACAGCTGCCCCTGCTGTTATACCTAATGCATTTCAGGATGGATTTTTTGAAGGAGCTTTTGGATTAAAACAAAATTTTGATTCAAATATTGAAACCCTAGCTTTAAGTTCTACAGGATCAGCTGGATTTTATTCTATTAATCAAGCAGTAGCATTACAAACAGGGTCAGGTGCTGTATTTACAGCTGATAAAGCTTTAAATGAACAAGTATTTGTTATTTCTGGAAGTGTAGATAGTGCAACAAATTTCCCACAAACTTTAGCAATTACTCAAAGACAATCAGGATCATTAACTGCTACTTCTTCATCTTTATCAGGAGCTCCTTATTTATTAACTGGTACTTACCATATAGGGACTGAAGTAGGTGGATTATTTAATCCTATGTTTGTAGATAATACTAATATAATAGCACTTTCAGAAAACCCTTCAGATTCTAAAATTGGATTATCTAATGCACCAAGCCATAATATATCAGCTAATATAAATAGCTCAGGGCAAGTTAATACGGCAAATACAATATTCCCACTTGCAGGGGGTGCTGCTAGATCAACAACTACGGTTCCTTTTGAAACAGATTTAGGAATTGTCTCAGCTAGTGTTGCCTTTAATGCTGGAACTGGTGGTGGAACAGGTAAAACAAGCATTACAAGAACAGGTATATCCTCAGGTAATGGAAATAGTCAATTTACAGTAAGATCTGCTTATAAAAATAAAGCAGGTAGTGCTACAAATTTAGATAGTGCAATTCCTTACCATAAAGCAGGGGAATTTGAACAAAATGTAGATTCTGGATCTTTAGCATATTATGGTGCTCTTCAAGGAGAAATTAATGATCAACGTTTAACATTTGGTACTACTACAAGATCTGAAAACTTTATAGGTGAAAAATATAGATTACAATTAACGGACAATGCTCTTAAAGGAAATTATACTGAAGGAGATAAATTTGATACTGCATCTTATGCTGTTAATAATTTAGGAGGTAAAGATTTACAAACAAAACCTGGATTTTTAATAGAACCAGGTGATTCTAGTTTTGGATATTGGTTAAGAAATCCAGATACTACCGCTGCGGGACATTATAAATATTATATAAGAACATTCCAAAAAGATTCAAGTGAAGTAGCTGGTCAAGCTAGTACATTTGCTATTAATCTTGTAAAAAGTTCTGATAGCACTAATGTTACATTAACAGATTGGGGTACTGGAACAACAGCAGGTGATATATCTTGTATTGTATTATACCAATTTAGTGCAGTTGGAGGAGCAAATGGATTATCTAATGCTAGATTTTTTGATATGAGTAATATTAATGGGAATGTTGGAGGACAAGCAACTTATACAGCAGGAACTTCAGCTACAAACCCATTCGGCTCAACTATTACAGTTGCTGGAATGGCTGGTGGTGCTACTATTAGTAGTGGTAAAACTACACATACCTTAAATGATGGTCAAGGATCAGCAATTACAAACACAAACCCTAATGTAGTAGTAATAGTAAGGTATGCTGGGGATGGTGGTTCTACTTCAATTGATCCAATTAAGAGAATTGATGTACAACTATCGTAAAAAATAGTTAATTGTAAAAAACACTTAAAGGGGTGATTTAAATATTATCCCTTTATTTAAAAGAATGTATTTAATTAACTTTTATAAAAATATAAATGGCAACTTTTTCTTCAGCGTCAAAATCAAATAGGTTACTCCAAAGTAAAAGATATACTTTAGCAGACTTTGACTCTCAAGAAGCATACACTAATGTATTAGATTTAAATGCGTCTGAAATATTTATAGAAACAGAATCTTTACCAACTTCATCATTACTATTACCATATTCAGGAAGTAGTCAAGATAGTAATTTTATTACCTCTGGTAGTGGAGCCGATGAAATTAATATAGCACGATATTACTACCAAATAGAATTATCTCCTACTACAGTAGTAACAAGTGGTAAATTATTAACATGGTTTGCTATTTCTGGAAGCTCCAATGAAATAGGATATGATTTCCCTGTATCTCCTCAAACAATCCAACCTACCCAAATGGTAAATTGGGTTTCAAATAAGTATATTGACCCTATTTTTGCAGCAAATAAAGCAGAAACCCCAGCTCAAGACCCAGGTTCAGGTGAACCTGGATATAATGCTTATATAAGAAAAGGAGCTTTAGGTAGTGCTGATAAAGTAGCTGATAATGATGTAGTATTTGATTACAAAACAGGTATTTTACAATGGATGAATGCTACTAATGCCCCTAATGCGAATAGTGCTTCTACTAATAAAATGTTTCTAACAGCTTACCAGTATGTAGGTCAAACTTTAAATCAATTTATATCTTCTGGTAGTGGAGGTGGAGGAGGAGGGACGCCAGGAGGGGCAAATACTCAAATTCAATTTAATGATAGTAATGCTTTTGGGGGTAGTCCAAGGCTTACTTTTGATACAACTACAGGTGCAACTACTGTAAGTGGAAGTTTAACAGTTGAGGGATCCGATTTAAATGATATATTCCTTATTAAAAGTGGAAGTGTAGATATAGCTAAAGTAGATCAAGATGGGAATTTTATACTAGTAGAACGTACAGGTACTACACCAGCTGCAGTAGCTGGAGGAATTATGTATTCTTCTTCAGCTTTTTATGTAGGAATAGAATAATTTACATATGTATAACGGATAAAAAAATTAACAAGTTGGAAATGATCCAATTAATTAAGACAAAAAACAAAAATCAAAAAAAATTAAATTAACAATTAAAATTTAGAAAAATGGCAGGATGGAAAAAAGTCGTAGTTAGTGGATCTGACGCACGCTTAACAAGTATAGGAGTTGGCTCAGGAATATTAGCACCTTCAACAGATGGACAAATTTCAGCAAGTGGTAAATTATTTGCTACTACTGCAGTCCCATCAACACCTATAGCAGGTGAATTTAATGTAGTAATTAAAAATTCAAATGGAGAATTTGCAATCACAGGATCTGATGCAATTACTCCTGTATTAAAGACTTTAACAAAAGGAGATGGTACCACAATGGTTAACACTTCTACAGGTGCTACTGTATCAGGATTTGATGGTAGTGTTGGAGTTTCTGTTGGTATAGATACTGGATCTTTAGCTGGTAATGGTTTAACTGATACTGGTGGTGCACTAAACGTAGGTGAAGGTACTAACATAACTGTACGTTCTACTGACATTATAGTAAATACAGCTTCTTTATGTGATACTTCTAAAGGTTTACAAGGAACTACAACTGCAGGTAAAATAGAAGTTAAATTAGCTTCTGCAGGAGGTATAGCTTTTAATGGTAGTGGAGAACTGTCTGCATCATTCGTAGCAGGTGCTACTTTAAGTGCTGGTAATGGTATTACAATGACTGATTATGATGGTCTTAACGCTAGAACAGCAGCTGTTAATGTTGCAGGATTATCAGGTGAAGGTATTGAAAGTGATGGAGCAGGTTCTCCAAACTTTAGAATAAAAAATTCAAATAATTTAACTACAAACAGATTAATAAAATGGAATGGTACTCAATTTGTAGATTCTCTTGCTTCTGACACGGGTACAGTATTAACTTTAGGTGTAGGTGGAACTGATACTGTTGTAGCAGGTAATTTAAGAGTAGATGGTACTGCTTCTTTTACACAAGCAGATAATTTATCAATTCGTGATCCATTTATAACATTAAATTCTAGCTCTACAGCTGCTGCAAGTGATACATTTGGTATTATAGGTTCTGTTAGTGACACTCATGCTATTGGGTGGAATTATGGAGGTTCTTCAAATCCAAGATGGACTATGACTTCAGGATCTTTATTAAGCTCAGGTGGTGATTATGGAACCTTAGTAGGTGCTGCTTCATTATTAGTAAATTCTACTAGTACAAGTGAATCGGATACATTTATGGCTCAAGAAGGTAATTTTATGGTATCTTCTGATGAAATATATGTATATTTCTAAACATAAAAGTTAAAAAAATAAATAAATTAATAAATTTTAAAAAATATAAATTATGTCTTGGAAACGATTAATAACCTCCGGTAGTAAAGCTGCAATTAAAAGTTTAAGTGTAAACTTTGATTCAGATAGTGGTACTGGAGTAATATCCGCTAGTAACAAGATATTTGCACTATCTGCAGTTCCCAGTACTATTAGTGGGGAATTGGATGTAGTAATAATATCTGGTAGTGGAACTAATGCAGGAATAGGAACATTTGAACAAACAGGTTCAGATAAATTCTCAAGAGTATTTAATAGTGATTTAACAATAAGTGGAGATTTAAAACCTAATGGTCCTGCTGATGGTGGAATTTTTGATGGATCTCTGGTGGTTCAATTATCTGTTGAAACAGGTTCAGTATCTAATACACTCTCGGGTGATGGTTTAGCAGGAGGTGATGGTACAGCTGGAAATCCTATAGAAAGTATAAATATATTAGGTTCCACTAAACCTAATTTAGCGATATCTTCTAATGCAGTCAGTGTTAGTTCAAGCCTAATAGGTACTGCAGAAGTTGATAATGTAGTTGCTGGAGAAAAGGGAATTTTTTATAATGCATTAACTGATAAGATTGGATTACAACACACAAATAATTTGAAATTTATTGTTAATTCAGGTGGAGGTAGTTTAGCAAAAAAAGCCCCAACTGAATCTCAAGGATTAGCTGGTTTAGGCCTTACAGCTGCTAATGGTATTGATTCTATTGCTTTAAATACTTTTAATTATTCAGCAAATAAAGTAGTTATATTTGACTCAGCTTCTTTAGTTGTTGATTCTGCTGGTAGTTACGGTGGTTTAAAAGCCCATGATAATGTAATTAGTATTAGAACTGGTAGTATAAGTCTTTCAAATACAGCGGCTGTAGCTATAGATGGTGATGAAGCCTTTATTGGTAGAATTGGATTAAATGATGATGGTACTACCTTAACTTTAGGTCAAGTTAATGAAGTGGTAGAAGTTGTTGGTAACAACTTCCAAGTACAAGGAACACCATCATTTGCTCATGAAACTGATTTAGAAACAGCTGATAAATTTATATTAGTAAATTCAGGTTCAGCACCAGCAGTAACACAAAATTTTGGTTACCAAGGTATGAATGGTGTAAATTCATCTATTCAAATGGGATTTACAGCATCTGTAACATCTAACCAAACAGAAGGTAGAGGATGGAGAATGGGTGTTGGTAATGGTTCTACTGCTGATTTATCTAATATTAAAGGAAATGTAAGACTCCATATAAGCTCTGTTGCTGGAGATCCTAATACAAAAACTTTTAAACCAGAAGAACAAATGGTAGGTAATACTGTTAGAGATTCTAATGCAGATGAAGCAGATTCTTTATTTATGTATATACCTAATCCTTGATAAATAAAAAATAATAAATAATAAACAATTACAAGGGCTGTCTTTAATTAGTCAGCCCTTTTTTAAAAAATTAAGTTATGTCATTAATAAATAAATTAAGAAAACAATCAGAAGTTTTAAAAGCTGAAAATCCTCAACTTCTTTCACAAAATAGTTTGGATAAAAAAGAAATTACTATTATATTAAATTTAATTAAAGGAACTACCTTTAAAGGAGATAATTTAGAAACCATGTATAATTTAGTATTAAAATTACAAAATCAATACACAAATTTAAAATAATATGTTTAATAGAGAAGAATTAACCGTTATAATCCAATCTTTAAGTGCTTTAGATATAAAAGGAAGTGATGCTATATATATGGCTACACTTATATCAAAAGTTAATGGAGAAGTTAATAAAATAGATGAAGAAGCTAATAAAAAAGCAACATTAGCTAAAGAAATATTAGAAAAAGAAAAATTAGAAAAAGAAAATAAAGAAGTAAATAATAAAAAATAGTTATGCCAGATTTAAAAGAAATAACAAAAGAAGAATTTAAAAATATTAATGAAATCCAAATTGAAAACTCACAAAATATTAATCAATTAGGAATATTAGAATTTCAAATTCAAAAACTTACTAAAGAAAAATTAAATATTACAAATAACATAGAATTAACAGAACAAAAATTCCAGGATGAATTAAAAAAAGTTGAGAAAAAATATGGTAATATTAATTTAGATTTATCTACAGGAAAATTTACAGAAACTAAAGAAAACTCAGAATTAATTACAAAATAATTGCGTTTTTAACCCCTTCTGTAATATTTATAAACAAAATAAACATATTATAAAATGGCAGAAGTATTATTATCCCCTGGTGTATTAGCAAGAGAAACAGATTCATCATTTATCTCTGGACAACCAGTACAAGCAGGAGCAGCTATATTAGGACCTACAGTTAAAGGACCAGTAGGAATACCAACAATAGTTTCTTCTTATTCAGATTATCAAAATAGATTTGGTGCTAAAGTAGAAAGTGGTAGTGCAGAATACACTTATTTTACTTCTATATCAGCATACAATTATTTCCAACAAGGAGGAGATTCATTATTAGTAACTAGAATAGTTAGTGGTTCGTATACTTCAGCAACTAGTACAGCTATTCAAAATGATGTAGAAAGTGGAGATATTGCAGACGCAACTAACTTATTTAGTTCTTATACTTCAGGTGGTACTGGAGGTGATGCTGCTGTTTACGCTAATATAGCTACAAGTGGAGGAACAGGTTCAGGATTAAAAGTAACAGCTACAAAATCAAGTGGCAGTGGAAAATTATTATCTACAGCAGATGCTTTATTAGCTAGTATTACAACACAACCAACAAATGGTTCTATTGCTTCTCATCCAAGTGTTGCTTTAACAGGCAGTTTAAGTGGTACTGGAGCAGTTGCAACAGTAGTATTAGATGCTGTTGATAATGTTTCTAGTATTACTGTAACTACTACAGGTTCTGGATTTGTAACAGGAGAAACAATAACATTCCCATCAGCCTCTGTAGGTGCTTCAGTAGGTGGAGGAGTTGATCCTATTTTCACATTAGTAGCAGGTGATTTCTTTGTAGAAACTACTGCATTAGTAGCAACTGGTTCACATGCAGGATATGCTGTAGGTGATGTTATTACAGTAGCTAATGGTGTTTTAGGAGGTGGAACTGATTTAACGTTTACTTTAGTTGATGGTGACATAGTAGACCAAACAGCTTTCGTATTAGAAACATTAAGTGAAGGTGCTATTATGAATAGCTCAGGAGCTACGGGTTCAAATGGAACATTAGTAAATGGTACTAAGGATAATATAAGATGGCAAATAGTTTCCCCAAACACTGCTTCTGGTACATTTAATTTATTAATTAGAAGAGGTAATGATACTACTACTTCTAGAACAGTATTAGAAACTTGGACAAATTTATCTTTAGATCCAAATTCTAATAATTATATTGAAAAAGTAATAGGTAACTCAAAACAAGTAGTTACTCAAGATCCTTCATCTAATGAATACTATATTGCTGATCAAGGTTCATTTAACACATTAAGTAATTTTGTAAGAGTAAAATCTGTAGCATCTAAAACATTAAACTATTTTGATAATGATGGAAGTGCTAAATCTGAATACACAGCATCTATTCCTGTAGCAGGACAAGGTGAATTTTCAGGAGCTTTAGGTACAGCATTTAATCCAAAAGTAGCTAATTTTTATGAAAATATTAACTCTTCAAATACTCAAGGATTAGTAGCAGATAATTATACAATTTCTTTACAATTATTAGCTAATAGAGATGCATTTAGATATAATTTAATTACAGCACCGGGCTTATATGATAAAGATTATGCAGCACCTATCAGTACAATGATAAACAATTCTTCATTTAGAGGAGATAATATAGCAGTTATTGATGGTGTACCTTATGGAACAGGTATTAATAATGTAATTTCTCAAGCAGCAGGAAGAGATACTTCATATGCAGCTACATATTGGCCATGGGTTCAAACAATTGATCCAGATTTAGGATCATTAGTTTGGGTACCAGCTTCAACAATGATGCCAGGTGTATATGCTTTTAATGATAGAGCAGGAGAAGCATGGTTTGCACCAGCTGGATTAAACAGAGGTGGATTAGGAACTGTAGTTAGAGCAGAAAGAAAATTAACTAATGGTAATAGAGATTCTCTATATCAAGATAATGTTAATCCAATAGCAACATTCCCAAACACAGGAGTAGTAGTATTTGGGCAAAAAACATTACAGAAAAAAGCAAGTGCTTTAGATAGAGTAAATGTTAGAAGATTACTAATTGCTCTTAAAAATTATATTTCACAAATAGCAGACAATTTAGTATTTGAGGCAAATACAATAGCTACAAGAAATAATTTTTTAGCACAAGTTAATCCATATTTAGAAAGTGTACAACAAAGACAAGGATTATATGCTTTTAAAGTAGTAATGGATGAAAGTAATAATACACCAGATGTAATAGACAGAAATCAATTAATTGGACAAATATATTTACAACCAACTAAAACAGCTGAATTTATATACCTAGATTTCAACATATTACCAACAGGAGCTACTTTCCCGGTATAAAAAATTAAAGAATTAGATATTTATAATCGAAAATAAACAATAAAAAATGGCAGTATTAGATCCCAATGAAATATTTTACACAGCGTTTGAACCCAAACAAGCGAATAGGTTTGTCCTATACATGGATGGGATGCCTAGCTACCTAATAAAGCAAGTTAGTGCTGTAACATTACAACAAGGTGTAGTAACATTAAATCACATTAATGTAGAAAGAAAAGTTAAAGGTAAATCAATGTGGCAAAATGTTACAATGACATTATTTGATCCAATTACTCCTTCAGGTGCTCAAGCAACTATGGAATGGGTAAGATTACATCACGAATCTGTAACAGGTAGAGATGGTTATTCTGATTTTTATAAGAAAGATTTAACTATTAATGTTTTAGGACCAGTAGGTGATATTGTTTCAGAATGGATTTTAAAAGGTGCCTTTATTGTAAACACTAACTTTGGAGAGTATAACTGGGATACAGCAGATACAGCAATTAATATTTCAATTGAAGTAGCAATTGATTACGCAGTATTAAATTTCTAAAAATAATTAAATATTTTATTGAAGGAGATTTGGCTTAGCCAGATCTCCTTTTTATATTGGTATTTATAATAAAGTAAAAGTTATTAACAAATAAAAGATTATGAGCGAATTAAAATTCCCTACTGAAGAAGTAGCCTTACCCTCAAAAGGATTAGTATATCCTAAAGACAACCCACTATCAAGCGGAAAAGTAGAAATGAAATATATGACTGCTAAAGAAGAAGATATCCTTACTAACCAAAATTATATTAAACAAGGAGTTGTAATAGATAAATTATTAAAATCTTTATTAGTTGATAAAAATGTAAACTATGATGATATGATTGTAGGTGATAAAAATGCAGTATTAATTTCTTCTCGTATTTTAGGTTATGGTAAAGATTATGATTTTATGTATAAAGGAGAAGTTGTAACTGTAGATTTAACAGAATTAGAAACTAGATTCTTGGATGAAACTACTATGATAAACGGGTCCAATGAATTTGCTTTTACTTTACCTCATACTAATACATCTATTACTTATAAAATCTTAACTAATAGAGATGAGAAAAAAATAGAATCAGAAATTAAAGGCCTTAAAAAATTAAACAAACAATCAGACCCACAAATGTCTACTAGATTAAAATATATGGTTACATCTGTAAATGGAGATACCGATAATAAAATAATTAGAGATTTTATAGATACTTATATGTTAGCTAGAGATTCTAGAGCATTAAGAAGTCATTTAAAGGAGACTCAACCTGATATTATTATGAGTTTTGATTTTGTTGGAGAAAATGGTACTGAGGAGGATGCTGTCATTCCTATGACAGCCGGGTTTTTTTGGCCTGAATCCGGAATATAGACTTTCGGTATTTAAAATTATACATAGTATAGTGTACCATGGGAATGGTGGGTATGATTATTTCACTGTTTACAATATGCCTATTTGGTTAAGAAACTTTACAGTTAAAGAAATACAAGAACAAAACCAAAGAGAAACTAAACACATTAAAGATTCTCAAAAATCAAATAAGAATTCAACATCAACAAATATAGGTGATCCTGTGCCTGATCATGTAAAGCAAATATTTAATCAAAATAAAAAATCTTCAAGCTATATTACTCAAAGAGCTAAAAAATAATACTTTTTAATATTTATGGTAAACGTATTATATTATGGCAAGTGAATCAGCTAAAAGTGCTAGAGAAATAGCAGAAGAAGTAGTAAAAATAAGGGAGGAAATGAGTGAGGTAGTATTTGCCTCCCGTGATTTTGCTAATGAAGCTGCTAAAGCTGCTAAAGCTTATTTTGAAAATAACATTCAAGTAGCAGAAACTAGAAAAGCTTTTAAAGACATTGCTAAGACAATACAAGAAACTTCTATGATGGTTGAAGATATAATCACAGGTCAAAAAGATATATCTGAAATAGCTAAAAACCAAGTTAAATACGAACAAAATAAGAAAAAATTAGCTTCAGAATTAAAACAAGCTTTAGGAGGTATTAAACTTGATGAAAAGCAAATAGAGGAATTTAAAAAAGGAACACTTGATTTAGATACTGCTTTATTAATGCAAGCCCCCAAAATTGGAAAAGAACAAGAACTATTATTAAAACTATACCTAGAACAATTTAAAGCTTTACAACTCCAGGATAAGGAAATGGAAGAGATGGGTAGAAGAGCTGAAAATATTGAAGGTGGAATGGGTAGATTTGGTAGAGGAATAAAAGGTTTAGGAGGAGTACTTAAAAAAGTTGGGCTTGATGGTTTAGGTAAATCAATGGGTCTAGATAAAGCTGTTAAAGAAGGAAGAGAATTATCTGCTGCATTAACCAAGGGAGGAGATTCTGCATCTAAAATAGGTACCAAGTTAAAAGTTGCAGGTAAAATGGCGGGTTCTATAATAGGGAGCTTAGATAAAGCTTTTGGACCCTTAGCTATTTTTATGAAGATATTTTCAGTAATGAAAGATATTGATAAATCAGCTGGTGAATTTGCTAAAAATCAAGGAATATCTTACAAGGAATCAATTAAACTTAGAGGAGAAATGTCTAAAGTAGCTCAGGCCTCAGACAATATTTTAGTTAGTTCTAAAGGTTTAATGGAAACTCAGGGAAGACTAAATGATTTAATGGGTTCTAATGTAAGATTTAGTGATGAGTTAGCTTCTGATATGACTTTAATAGCTAAAACAACAAATATGAGTGCTGAAACTCAGGGAGTACTTGCATTTGAATCTATGAAATCTGGTAAATCAGCTAAGGATTTATTAAAAACCCAAAAATTAACAGTTTTACAACAAAATAAAGCTAGAGGTTTAACAATGAGCACAAAGAAGATTCAAGATGCAATAGGTAAATCTTCTAAAGCACTACAACTAACCTTTAAGGGTAGTACTAAAGAATTAACTAACCAGGTAATGGCTGCTAAGGCCTTAGGTACAAATCTATCAGGGGTAGAAAAAATATCATCATCTTTATTAGATTTTGAAAGTTCAATACAAGCAGAACTTGAAGCTGAATTATTACTTGGGAAAGATATTAATTTAGAAAAAGCAAGAGCAGCAGCATTAGAAGGAGATATGGCTACAGTAGCAGATGAAGTTATGAAAAACAAAGCTATAATGAATGCCTTTGATACTAAAAACGTTATTGCACAAGAAGCAGCAGCTAAAGCTTTAGGAATGAGTAGAGGAGAGTTAGCTGATATGGTTCAAGGACAAAAAGAACTTAAAGTAGTAAGAGACGAAGGATTTAAAAGTATAGATGATGCCCAAGAAAAATACAATGCTATGATAGATAGCGGTATGAGTAAAGAAGAAGCAGCATCTAAAATAAAAGATAAAGATTTACTTACCCAATTAGAATCAGCATCTATAGCTGATAGGCTTGCTGCTACTATGGAAAGAGTTTCAGAAGTTTTTATAGAAATGTCAACCCCAGTGTTAGCATTTGTAGATGGTTTAATGAAAAGTGAAGGGATAGCTGATAAAATAGCAAATACTATTAAAGGTATAGCAGCTGCTTATTTACTTATAAAGGGTCTACAAGTAGCTATGAATATTTTAAGTATGGTTAATATAGCTCGTCAATCTACTTTATTAGGTATTGAGGTTGCAAAGGCAGGAGCTGCAACTACTTTTAATGCTATGAGTACTTTTGGATTAGGTACTGTAATTGCTGTAGCTGCAGTTGCAGCTGCAATGGGAGCTGTAGGTATGTACTTTATGAATGATGGTATGATTGGATCTGATGGAGGTATGGTAGTATCAGGACCTAAAGGATCTATTCAATTAAATAAAGATGATGAAATTATAGCAGGAACTGATTTAATGGGTGGTAAAGACAAACCAGAAAGAGGAGGAGGAGCAAGAAGAGATGCTGCTTTAATAGCAGAAATTCAAAATTTAGCAACAATAAACCGACAAATATTAGCTAAGTCAACAACTATAGAAATGAATGGAAGTCAAGTAGGACAAGAAATTAATACATCTGAACGATCAGTCCAATAATTTAATATTTATAATAAAACATAAACAATGGGAATACAAGAAAAATTCATTCAAAACGGATCAGCCTATGGAGCTGGTCAAGGAGGTAATTCTTCTAATCTACAATCTGAAAGAGATGCAATAATAGGGGATTTAAAAGACTCTAAATTACATAGATTTTATTCAATAGATGGAAATCCAGAAGTTTTAGGTGCACCTAGACCTTCACAATTAGATATACCAGGTGATAGTACTAAATCACCAACCGCCCCTCTTAGAGATGGTCAATCAATGCCTATCAATAATACATTTCAACATGGTACTTATAAAAATAGTGCACCTGATGCTGGAGTAGGAAGGATATAATAGATGTCTGATTTAGTAAATTTAAAAACAGACCTTAAGTCTTTAAAGTATAGTAAAGATAGACCTAATGGAGGTTATAGTGGGCAACCTTTTATACAAAAAGATATAAATGAAGAACCTACTAATAATTCAACAGAAGATTTTTTATTAAGGGGAGGACTAAATGCTGTTACTGATGCAGCACAAGATGTAAGTAGATTATCTAAATACTTTTTTAATTTAAAATCCCCAAGTGGGCTTTTATTTATAGCAAAACAAAATTTACTATCAAAAACATCAGTTAAAACACAAGCTTCAAGTGGTATAGGTTATGGTGGTGGTGTAGATAATCCATTATCTAAACAATATGGACCTATTAACCAAGGTGTTTATACACCATTGTCTACACTACTACAAGCAGGTACAAATGCTTTAGGAGTTCATGTAAATGCTTTAGGTACTGACCCAACATCACCCATGACACTAGGGGGTAAAGAACTATATAATACTGGATTAGGTTTAAATACTTACGAATTTGCAATAAAGGATAGAGGAGGTAATGGTAGATTAGTAGACATCGCACAAAGTTTATCCACAGGTAAAGAAGATAACATAGGAGATATTACTCTTAATCCTACAGGACAGGGATTAGAATTAATGTCATATCAAGGAGGACCTGGAGCTATATTAGGCTTTGGTAAAACCAATATTAGAAAAGCTTCTAATTCTATAGGATTAAATTTAACTCCACCTACAATCCAGGATAAAAATGTAGTTGGTAATTCAATGATTTTTGCAGGAGGAACTAAATCTTGGACTTATAATCAATTATTATCAGTAAACACAACTGATACTAGTTATACACTTGTTGATGGTTCTAAAAGAGAATACAAACCTATTAAATTTAGTACTACTTTTAAAAAAGCAGAATCACAACAAAGAGATTTTCGAGTACCCTTACTAGAAGGTTCTATAACAAGTACGGTAACAAGTATATCACCCTCATATAATCCTGAAAATAGTACAACTATAGATGGTAGAAGTACCTCAAGAATAAATTATTCATCTCCTGGTCAAAAAGGAGATATTATTAGTTATACTAGAGGAAAACTTATAGATAGTAAAAGAAATATAACAGATAGAATTAATTTTTTACCTATTTATAATTCCCAAAATGTAAGAGGATCTAATGAAGATGGAATTAATGATTTAGTTAAATTTAGAGTAGCTACTTTATTAAGAGATGGTAAAAAAATATATACTCATTTTAGAGCTTTCATAAATAGTTTTGCAGATAACTATAGCAGTAAATGGGATTCTTTAAAGTATATGGGAAGAGGTGAAGACTTTTACAAATACGGTGGGTTTAGTAGAGGAGTTAGCGTATCATTTACTGTAGCAGCGCAATCAAGACCTGAATTAATGGCCCAATATAAAAAGTTAAATTTTATTGCATCAACCTTAGCCCCTGAATATGGAACCACAGGATTAATGGGTGGAACATTACATCAACTTACTTTAGGAGGTTGGTGTTATGAATTACCGGGGTTTATAAGTAAGTTTGACTTATCAGTACCACAAGAATCTCCTTGGGAAATATCTATTAATGATACTGTATCTGATGGAAAAGGAACAGGTGATAATGGTGTAAAAGAAATGCCTCATATAGTTAATGTAAGTATGACATTTACCCCAATCCATAAATTCAGACCAGAATTACAAAATAATGTTTATGATAAAACTGGTGGAAGTGTTGGTAAATATGGACCACAACAATATCTTGCTCTTAATAATGGTATAAATTTAGCTTACAATAGTACTCCTACATTAAAAGAAGCTGAAATAGTAGCAGCTGAAAACCCTCCATTAGATTTTGAATAATGAATAGATATGCTAACATAAATAAAACTACCTCTAAAAAGGGAAATCAAATATATGAAACTGTAAAATATCCTGATATTCCAAGGTTAAACAGTGATACTTATATTTTTACAACTATAGGAGATAGATACGATACTTTAGCTCAACAATATTATGGAGATTCTTCTTTATGGTGGGTTATAGCTAATGCTAATGGTAAATTAAGAAAAGATTCACTAACACCTCCAGTTGGGTCTCAAATTAGAATTCCTGCAAACCCAATCAATACAGTAGCAGATTATAATGAAATAAACGAATAAAGTTATGGCAAATTTACTAGGTGAACCTTTTGATGATTATGTAAATGACCAAATTGATGCAAGACAAAAACTGCATGGTAAACCTACACGAGAACCTGATGAATTAAGATATTTAAATGGCCGTAATGCTTGGATTAAGTTAGCATCTGGAGTAGAGTTAAATCAAAATAGATTAAAGTTACTAAAGGGTAACCCATTAGTAAGTCAAGAGGGAGAAGGTGATACTTTAGCTAAACAAAACGTATTATTTAATGGTTTATCTGATAATAATGGTAATCAAAGATCAGGAATATCAGGTCCTAATAGAGCTTATGGGGTTGGTGGAGTTGAACAATTTGGATATTCTCCAATGCCTGGAATAATTGATATGGACTTTAAATGTCTAAATAGGGGTTCTATTAAAAAGGCAACCCTTAACATAAAAGCCCATAACAGAAATCAATTTGATGTTATTGATGTATTATATATGAGATTAGGATATTCTGTATTATTAGAATGGGGATATGATAAATATTTAACTAATGCTGATTTAAAAAGTGGTAAATCAAAAGTTGAAAATACACAAGAAACATTAATAAATAATTGGTTTTGGAAACAAAGAAAAAGCAGTTATCAAAAAATACATCCTAAGATCCAAGAATACAGAGAAAAGTATGACGGAAATTATGATGCTGCTTTTGGAATAATATCAAATTTTTCTTGGGATTTTGCACAAGATGGAACTTATAATATAAAGATAGAAATTATAAGTATGGGAGATGTAATAGAATCCCTTAAAGTAAATTTACCTTCTTTATATTCTTTAAAATCTAATAGTAAAGGAACAGGAGCATCATTAGGAAAAGAATATGCTTCCCTTCTTCAAGAAAATGGGGCAGACGCTGTTGGTGAAAAAGCATTTTATGATAAATTATACCCAGGATTAAAAGAAGCAATTACAGGGTGGTGGGATAGAGCTATATCAGGGACAGGCACTAAAGTAGGACCTCCACCTTTAGTATATGTAGGTTCAGACCAAAAACAAAATTGGACGGGAATAAAGGATGGAGCCCAAACTTATTATACTAAATGGAATTGCAAATTAACTGAAATTGAATTTTATGGAAAAGGTGGTACAACTCCATATGCAAATCCTTTAGCTAAAGAATTAGGAGAAGAGGGTTTTGCTTTTGATGATGTTAAAAAACAAGCAGTTATTGATGGTATTTTCCAATTATTTAATAACGGAAATTATTTAGATAAAGAAGAAAAAAAAGATAAAAATCAAAATACTCCTTTTGCATCTAACTTTGTAAAAGAAACAACAAAATTTGCTAGGGAATTTATTACTGAAAATAAAAGTGGGGTACAAACAGGAGCTTTTGCAGGATGGAATGATGTAGCTGCCGCCAATGATCAAGGATTAATTTATCATTTTCTTCCTGTAGGAGATACAATTATAGAACCTACAGTTACATTAGAATTTAATGATGGATGGGGTGCTCAAGATATAGATGCGGGTGATATAATAACATCAAAAGAAAACAAAAAAGGATATACAAACTTATTAGATGAGGATAACCCAATAGTTAAAAAATTTAAAAAGGGAAATGGAGAACCTTCCTCTTTAAATAATCCATACAAAACAACTGTTAGAGGTACATGGAATACAGCATTTAAAGACACCCCGGATAACAAAAAATGGAATGTTATATTAAATTCAAAAGATACTAAAGGAAATAACTTAAGTGAATATTTAGGAATTACAAAAGAAGTTTTATTATCTTCGGTATATAATATTTTTGTAGAAAAAAAATTAGCAGATGCTTATCCTCAAAATCTTGAACAACAAGGAGAATTAGACGCTTATAAAACAGCAGCAGAACAAGGAGCTCTTTCAAAATCCCAAGAAAGAAATAAATATATGCTAGAGCAACAAATGGATAGGTTACAAAAAGATTATATAACAAAAGATAGAAATAGAATATATGAATACTTTTATGGTCAAAGAGAAAAATTAAAAGATGTTTCTAAGGGTAGTGTTACTTTATCTAAAAGTACAGGAAAATTAGGTACTGTAAAAGAACCAAAAGAAATACTTCAATTAGATATAGAACCTTTAGATAATCAATGGTATATAAGATTAGGTCATTTTTTAAATGTGCTACTAACAGACATTATCCCACAAATATCAGTAGATGATGGTGAAGACCCACCTTTAGTAAATATTAATATTAACCCAGAAACAAATATTTGTTATACTATAGATAATGTTTTATCATTAAATATGAAGAAAATATTAATAAGAAATGATTACTTTATAAAGGGAAATTCCCAAGATGATAAACCCGTTGTAGATCCTATAATGGGAAATGCTGGTATAGAACCTTTTGTAGTAAATGAAGGAGGTCTAATGTATGGTAAAATAATGAACATTTACTTTAATATTAACCGGTTAGAAGAAATATTTGATTCAACTGTATCTAATAAAACAGTTAGTCTATTTAAAGCTTTAAAAACAATAAGTGATGATATTAATGAATCTTTAGGAAATATTAATAATATAGAACCAATTATAAAAGAAGAAAATGATATCTATTTTATTGATCAATCTACTATCCCAAACCTTCAAAAAATAGCAAAAAAATTAAATATACCTGCTTTTTTACCAGAAAAAGTTAATAGAGAAACTCTTTTTGAAATATATGGTATTAATTTTAAAAAATCCACTCAAGAATCTAATTTTGTTCGTAATATAGGACTTACTACTGCAATTAATAAAAAATTCGCTACTATGATTACTATAGGAGCAACTTCTAATGGAACTATTCCTGGAGTAGAAGCTACAGCATTTTCAAGGTGGAATTTAGGTATTGAAGATAAATTTAAAAGTAAATTACTTGACCCAAAAACAAAAGATGATGCTAATGTATCCCCCTTATCGGGTAGTGCAGGGAAACAACTTCAATCTAAATATGCTACTTTATTAGCTGGTGGAGATAGCCCTTGGCAAAAATTTGGATTAAGTGATAGTGGGGGTTCTGATGGACTTAAAACAGTAAATGATGATAATATTAAATATACAGAAAATATTGTATCGGATTTTTATACTTTAATGCAAGCTGAGGAATCTTATGTAGAAAATTCAAAAGCAGAAAAAAACCCGATTGAAAGTTCAGTTGGATTTTTACCTTTTAATTTAAAAATGGAGATTGATGGTATCGGAGGAATAAAAATATTTAATAGGATTAGAGTACAACAATCATTTTTACCATCTAATTATCCTGAAACCTTAGAATTTATTGTAACCCAAGTAAATCATAAGTTAAGCAATGACGATTGGGTAACAAGTTTACAAACTATAGCAACATCTAGAAGTGTTTTATCTAAAAAATAACTTATATGCCCATAAACACATCAAAATATTTAATAGGAGCTAAAATACAGGCAAGTCCAGGCCCTTCATCCCCAGTAGGTACTTATTCTCCACCACCACAAGGAAGTGGAAGTCCTATAACACCTGAAGAATTAGCTCAAGCAAAACTTAGGGTAAAAATTACAAGATTATTAGATGATGGTCTTCAAACTTTGGGACAAATGGAAATTTTAGCTGAGGATGAAAAAACAGTTTTAACTACACTTGCTACTTGTGAATTGCCTTATAGAGGTAACAGAAATTCTGTTAGTTCTATCCCACCAGGAAAAAATTTAGTTAGGAGTTTTAAAAGTGATCATTATGGAAAATCTTTTTGGGTATATTCTAATGAAGCAGGAGGATGGCAAAAAAACTCAGTAGCAGGAGGAGGTTATAATAGACAAGCTATTTTAATTCATAGAGCTCCAACTTCTTCTTGGTTAATGGGTTGTATTGGGCCTGGAAATAGTTTTAGTAATATAAGATCTGGCCCTCAAAAAATAAATAAAGTAAAATACCATTCCGAACATTTATCAGGAGCAAAAAAAGGAAACCCTTATGGAACATTTCCAACAGGTCGAGAAGGACTTGATAGGATGGCTGAATTATTATGGAGTAGTGCTGATGTTACAACAACTTCTTTTTATATGACAATAGATAATAAACCAGGAGGATTACTTACTGGAGAAGGTAATAAATCAAAACTAATTGATGCTAAAGGTAATTCAATATTTATAGATGCGGCAAAATCTCCTTAATGTTAATATAAAACTTAAAACCTATGCCTTTTTATATACCTAAATCCCAAGTAACAACTAATTTATATACTAATGGAAATGAGTATATGATAGCCACAACAGGTAAACCTTATACAGGATATTATTATGAAACTTCTAAGGGAAAACAATATACAGGAAAAGTTCCAAATAATAGGAGTTCAGTTTTATTAATAAAACTAGTTAAAGAAAAAAAAATTCCTGAGGGATTAGAAACTTTAGAATTTATCGAATACAAACCAAATCATGATTCTGAATATAAGTTTTTATCTGAAAATAGTTTAATGATTAATGAACGTTATGCTAATCTTATCTATGGAAAAGGTTTAGATAACCTTAGGGCTATACCTCAACCTCATTATTCATATCCAACTGAAGAACACCTTAAAATAGGTTCATGTGTTAAATATTTTGCTAAAAAAACAACAGATAATTCAACTTATTTTGAAATATCAGAAGAAACTTATAAAAAATTTGAAAAAAAAGATAAAAATGTAGCATTAGAACTTTATGAAGTACTTTCAACCCCTTGGTACGTAGGAAATCAAGAATATCTTAATGAAGACATTGTAAAAAATATTGAAAAAAATAATAATTGGATAAATTTTAATATTTTATTTGGAACCGCTCCTCAACAAACTTATAATAACTCTCGCCCTAATGTAAAAAAATCATCTACAGTTACAACACCTTCTTTTTTATCTAATACATCTTCACCTTCAACTAATACATCTTCACCTTCAACTAATACATCTTCACCTTCAACTAATACATCCTTACCTTCAAGTGGTGGGGGAGGTGGATATTAAAAATATTATTCGTATATTTAGTTATTGTTTTGGCTAATTGAAAATACAGACCAATTAAAGGGTTTTTACAATAAAGGTTACAAAGAAGCTTACATAGAAGTTATACCATATTCTTACAAAACGCATCCTGTAACTAATAAAGTATCCCTAATATATGTACATCCTATAGATGCACATAAGGGCTATATTATATCTATTAGTCATAGCGAATCTATGCCATTAAACAGCGAGTATATTGCTGAATTAATTAATGGATATGATAAATTATACGTTTGGGGTAAGAAGGAATTCTTACATTATTTTGTGCATAGAAATATTATAGATGTTTCTCTAGCATCCCCAGAATATGAGATGGAAACTACTAAAGCTCACCAAATATTATCACAAAGAGCTAAAGATAAGTTGGATATTAACAGAATAGTTCCTATCGTTAAACATTATGAAACGTGTGAAAAAAATTA